TGGCCAAGTATAACTAACACAGTTCTTCGTATATCTATTGATTGTAATTCTTCTGAAGAAATTATAGAAAAAGTTAAGTCTTATTATTTAAAACAATTAGAAAATGAAACTTGAAATAACAAAAGAAAGAGTATTAGCTGCTGCTAAAAAATGTAGTACTGCTAAAGGCGTACTATCAGAAATATTCCCTGAAGTTTTTAAAGAAGGACAGCTTTTTAAAATAGGAGATATTTTTAGTATAGAGTCTGCCCAAGAGCTTCAAGAGTTTTATATGCTTAGTCAAACAGAGCCTTATAAAGTAGCTCTTGTTAATTTAAGAGAGGGTAATAGATATAAAGATCCTATAAAAGTAAAAGATGTCGCCCATATAACCTTAGAAGAGCTAAAACAGATAACAGGAATTGCTGGAGATCTAGACGATCTTCTAATTCTAGAAGAAGAAGTAAAAACAGTTTGTTTAATAAGAGGTACTCTTGCATTTAGCCCCCAAAATCCATCATCAATACAAATACATCTATGAGTATATACAAAAAGACTCTTCAGGAAACTCTAGAAAATAAAAAACTGAGACAAGAAGGTAAACATATTGCTATACCATTTCCTTTCGAGAGGTTTAGTGAATATTTTCCTGGAATAATGAAGAGACGTTATTTTTTAGTGACAGCAAATAGTAAAGTTGGAAAATCGAAAATTACAGATTTCTTATTTGTCCTCAATCCATTCTTATTTTCATTAGAGAAAGAAACTAATATTAAACCCAAGATCACCTATTTCTCTTTAGAACAGTCTAAGGAAGACAAAATCAAAGAAATTAGAAGCTTTTTGTTGTTTTATAAATATGGAATAACAGTAGCTCCTGATTACATTGACAGTATCTATAAAGGGTATATTTTGGATGACAAGATTGAAAGAATTATTTCTTCTGATGAGTTTTTAGAATGGTTTGAGGCATATGAGAAAGTTGTGAACTATGTAGATTTCACTAAAAACCCATTTGGTATTTATAAACACATAAGAGGATATGCTCATGATGTAGGATATTATATAGATAAAGAAGGAAGAAGGATGGATATGAGTCTTCCTCGTAAAATAGATTCCAAAGGGTATAAAGTTACAGAAGATGATAGAATTGACTTGGAGAATTTTAATAAAAATGTGGGATATTATAAACAAAATGACGAAAATGAGTATCATATAGTAATAGTAGATCATGCTAGATTGCTTACTATTGAACAGGGACTAGATGAAAGAAGAAATCTTGAAAACTTTAGTTCTAACTATCTTATGTCTGTGAGAGATAGGTGGAAGTTTATTCCTGTACTGGTAGCGCAGCAAGCAGCGAGTCAGGAATCTGTAGAAAACACAAAAGCAGATAAACTTCGTCCTTCAGCAGACGGCATAGGTATTGCTAAGAATATACAACAAGACTGTGATACTTTAGTTGGATTATTTTCTCCAGCCAGACACAGAAAAATGTCTTGGGAGGGATATGACATTTCTCAATTGAGAGACAGACACAGAGAGTTGTCAATAATTTTGAATCGTAGAGGTAATTCTGCAGTTACTCAGCTCTACTTTAATGGAGCTGCTAACTATTTTAAAGAACTGCCTCTAACTTCTCAAATGACCCAAGGCATTTATGATATCATTAGTAAAGACCAGGTAAAACCAGATTTATGAAAAATTGGATAATTTCAAGTCTCTTAGTATTAGCTCTTTGGGAATATACTTACGAACCTAATGTACCGTATGTACCTGAACTAAATTATAAGAGAGAATCTAACAATTTTTGTTATTTTACTTATTATCAACAAAAAACAGAGTTCTTTAAAACTGTTGAGTTCTCTGTAGAAAATCTCAGAGAGTATTTAGAGTTTAGAAAAGTTAGAAATAAGGAAATAGTCTATGCACAGGCTGTACTTGAAACAGGAGAATTTAGGAGTACTATATTCAAAGAAAATAATAATCTCTTTGGAATGAAGTATCCACTAGTTCGACCTACTACAGCCCAATATATTAATAGAGGACATGCAGCTTATAATCATTGGAGTGACAGTGTAGATGATTATATACTGTGGTATAATTTTATGACTAGAAATAAACAATACACTAATTATCTAACTTTTCTAACCTCTCTGGGATACGCTGAAGATCCTTATTATATTTACAAATTACAAAACTTAATAAAATTATGACTATTGACCCTAAAAAACAACTACAAGTCTTAGTGTCGTCTTCTCTTTTCAGTTACTACTATAAAATAGAAGAGTATCTCAACTCTAAAGAAGACAGGGAAGAGATGGACAAACTTAAACACAAGTTATTGGAATTAAAAACACAGACCCTTAAAGAACTTTTTTATGAAGATTAAATATGTAAACTTTAATCCACTTTATAGTCTCAGAAAACACGGAAATTGGGTGGATTTAGCTGTTAGTAGAAGTTATAAACTTAATGCTGGAGAGTATGAATTGTTGGATTTAGGAATTGCTATGCAGCTTCCTAAATGGTACAAAGCAGAGATAAAACCCAGAAGCTCCACTTTTGCAAAGTTTGGTATTATTCAAGTAAACTCTGTAGGAGAAATAGATACTAATTATTCAGGTCAGGATGATATTTGGAAAATGCCTGTATTGAATATAAACTCTGATGGAGAAACCTCCCATATTCCAAAAGCTTTTAGAGTTTGTCAATTCACTGTTAAACTTAGAGAAGACGCTCCCTGGTATATGAAAATTAAGGATCTATTCACTTCTTATAAGTTTGTCAAGGTGAAACAATTAAAAAACAAGAATCGAGGTGGATTTGGATCCACTGGTTAATTATTAACTATTAAAATTTAATTATTTATGGCAAGTATTGCAATAGTGGGAAAATCTGGTACAGGAAAAAGTACTAGTTATGGACAATTTCCAACATTGGGGATAGCAGGACTATCTCCTAAAGAAACTGTAATCATCAATGTCAGTGGAAAAGACCTGCCGTTTAGAGGATGGAAGAAACTCTATTCAGGGAAAATAACTAAAGAAGGAAACTATTTTGAGTCTGCTGATGCTAACCAAATCTCTAAAGCTGTTGCTTATATTTCTGATTCTCGTCCAGAGATTAAGAATATAGTAATAGACGATGCACAATATATTATGGCATTTGAATTTATGAGAAGAGCTAAGGAGATGGGTTATAACAAATTTGCTGATATTGGAGTCAATATGGGTAAAATTGTAGAAGCTGCCAGAAACACCAGGAAAGATTTGAAAGTTTATTTTCTCTGGCATCCTGAACAAGATAGGGAAACTAGTTATAAAATGAAGACTGTGGGAAAAATGGTGGATGACTATCTTACTTTGGAAGGACTATTCACTGTTGTTTTATATTCTAAAGTAACAAAAGGAATGGACAACAAAGTAGAGTACCAATTTGTTACTAACCATGACGGAGAATTTCCTGCTAAAAGCCCTATAGGGATGTTTGAAGAAATTCACATACCTAATGATCTGGGACTAGTCTCTAAACTTATTGATGAATACAATGAAGGATAATTCAATTATTTATTAACTTTAATTTTTATTATTATTATGGCAACTATCACAAAATCAGAATTGAAGAAACACATCACTGACGCTCTGGAAGAGGGGCTCAGTAACAAGGGAATTGCAGAATATCTCAATGCCCAGTTCAACATTCCTGAAGATCAAGGTATTCCTGCTTCCGATGTTCCTTTTTATAAAGAGAAAGTAGGATTGAAAGGAATGAGACCTAAGAAAAAGAGATTCTTCACTATTATAGAAGATGAAGATTCTAAAGAAGCTGAACAAGATTCTGCAGAAGAAGAGCCCCGCACAGAGTACTATGAAGAACCAAAAGAAGAGAATCCTATTTATTAATATTAACCTTTAAACTATTATTTTATTATGACTGAAGAAAATATGTTTAAGATTGACTCTACAACAGAAGAGTCAACTCCCTCTCGTTTTGTACTAATTGACAAAGAAGAAGACTTTATTCAAGACAATGTCTATATTAAGTCTCTAGAACTAGACCCAAAAGAACAACGGTATTTCCAGATCAACGCAGAGAAAAACGGACAACAGATGCAGACTCAAAGACAGTATTTCCCTGATATTAAAACTTCCCAATCAGAAGAAACTTTCAAGAAAGCTGTTAGTATTAAAAAGGGTCTTCTAACTAGTCTTCTTAGGAAGTTTAAAGGAGAAGATACTGAAATTAATGCTAGAGGTTGGGTAGATTTGGTTAATAAGATCGAAGAAGCCTGTAAGCCTGCTTACTCTACTACCCCTCTTAGGGTGAAACTGGAGCTAGCAGAAAAAGATGGGAAATACTATACTAATATTTCTACTTTTGCTCCGTTTGAGAGTATGACTGTTCCTCGTAGTGAGAGTACATTGAAAGTGACTGCCAAAGATAAACAAATGCTTCGTAACAAAATCCAAGAAGAGAAAGTAACTCCAGATTCGGATATCCCTGCTCCTGCAAACAAAGATGAAGCACCATTTTAAAACCTAATTGACTTATGTTTACAATACGTCCAGACCTAACTAAGAAAAACATTCTTAAAAGAATAACTACTCTTGATATTTTCAAGAGGTATTGTGAAAATTTTAAGAAGCCTGGAGTTAAATTCAGAGAGAGAAATGATGATTCCCAGCCCAGTTGCTTAATAAGTCTCTGGAATGGAGACTATCTTTACAAGGATTTTGGAATGCCTGGGTCTTATAGAGCTATTGATTATGTAGCTTATAAGCATAATGAGAGTTTTCATGAAGCACTCAAACGAATTAACGAGGATTTCCAATTAGGACTGGGCAATGATCTGGATTCTTCCATAAAACCTAAATCAGTACTTTCTCCTAAATCTAATTTACTAACTAGTGCTGATGGATTACGAAAAGTACCTAGCGTTATTAAAGTAAAAAGGAGAGGCGTGGTGGCTTGTGATATTGATTTCTGGGAATCTTATGGTTGGACTGCAGATCTATTGGAGTTAGCTAGGATACACCCAATTACCCATTTTTGGATCACAAATCCTCGAAAGGGAGTTTTTAACCACAGAACTAAAGTCAGTGACGATAAACTAGTCTATACATTTGACTATTATTCACATCAAGACGTTTTTAGAAGAAAACTTTATTTCCCGGGTGAGGATCCTAAGTTTCTTTCAAACGTAGACTATACAGTAGTACAAGGATATCCTGCTTTACCAAGATTCGGAGATATTTTAATTATTACTAGTAGTTTGAAAGACTGTGGTCCATTTTGGAGATTGGGGTATCCTGCTATCGCTCCTAACAGCGAGACTGAATTCTTTTATGAGTCCTATGTAGAAAAACTTAAATCAAGATTTAAAAGAATGGTTATCTGGTTCGATAATGATGGACCAGGAATTAAAAACGCTAAGTCTTTCGCAAGTTACTATAATATAGAATTTATCTATAACCCTCCAGGAACTCCGAAAGACCCTAGTGATTTTGTTTATCATAAAGGAATAGAAGAATTCTCTCAATTGGTTAGTTCTTTACTAACCCAAACAAATAAAATTTTTAAGTAACCTTTAAACACATTTTATCCTATGAGGACGTTTAAATTTAAACTGTTAACTAGTAATGCCCTTTTCCCTCTTGAAACTGATGTATATGATATGTCTGAATTGAGGAGGCTCATTCGTTCTAGCTCAGAACTTCTGAGAAAATTTGATGTCAATCCTGGTTCTGATCTCTCTGAGCTTAACCTTATTGACCGTGCTACCCGCACATCTTATCAGTTGGATGAAGCAGTGCTTCCTACAACTGACACTATCTTCTTTGTATCATTTACAAAAAGTAAAGGAGGAGCTTATATTCCAGGTATGTATGATAACTTGGAAGAACACTCTTTTAGTAAATTGAAAGAGTTGGCTGCCTTTCTCAATGAAATGTACGATGCAGATATCAAGGGTGGAAACAAAACCCAACTTATTGAAAAACTGCACGACTTCTACACTGAAAAAGTCTTTGAGGAAGATGAAAACAAAGAAGATGAGTTCTTCGAGTTAGGACTATCTGACAGACTTCGTTTGTGTAGTAGTATTATTCTGGATACAGCAAACCGTATCGACAGTGGGGAGGAAATAGACCCAGGCGATGAGCTTGTGGAAGGAGTTACTGTCTCTCAACTAGAGAATGAGTCTGTTGAAATCTACAGAGCTTTGGAAAAGCTTGGTCTTGTAAAATAAAAACTTTATTGTTGAACTATAGGGAGGGTAGTTAATTCTACTCTCCCTTTTTAGTATATTAATATGAAGAAAGAACTGTCAATAAAAGAATTATTATCTCTTTCTCCATCAGAACTGAAAGAAATAATAATTCCTGATAAAGAAGCGAAAGATGAACCAATTCCAGGACAATATTGTATTTACAAAACTCATAGTGAGGGCTCCTTGGAGGAAAATTTACAAAATAGGACAATAACAGACCAATCTACTATTGTATATTTACAGGCTAGGTCAAAAAGTAATGGTGTAATAAGAATACAGAACACATTTATAACTGTAGGTCTTCGAAGCCTAATACCTCTTTCTAGTGATGTATTTTCTAGAATAAAGAAATTACATTATAATACTATTAGAAGAAGTATTATTGCTCCAAGGGGGTTTTCTTCCAACTCCTTAATAAAGTATCTGAAAAATATAACTTCTAAAATACTAGACCCAGAAAGAACTGATATACGGCTAACTAACGAGGGTTATATAGACTTAATAATTCATTACCCTGAAATAACAATTAAAAACTCTGCAGAACAAAAACATAGAGTAAAAGATTTCTATATAAGGTTAAGTTTTTCAAAAGACCTGGCTTTAAGAGATCTTAAAGTAGCCAGGACTACTTTCTCTTCTATAGAAAAAAACCCTAGAACCACGAACGCCCAGTTTTATATACACTCTCATCTTCCAGGAGAGTCTCCTGGAAACTGGGACAGTAGTTTCTGTTATGGTAATACTCCCATACGAGAAGCACTCTTTCAACTGCAGGCTGGACACATAGAACTTTTAACTACCTTTTTAGTAAATTTTGAACACATAATTGGTTGGGAATCTTTAGAAGGAGCTCCTTATAAACATATGTCAGACTATCTCCGTACACTACAAGCTTTTCGCCAATCTAGAGTACCAATAAGAACCCCTCTTTACAGACAAAATAACCTAGAAAAAAGAGAGTTAATTATGTCAACAGCATATAATGGGTTTAAAAACTATATCTCTAATAACCCAAAAGAAGCAGTTGAAGGATTAGCAGATATAAGCTATGATCAACATGGGGGTGTTAAAATTACTAACTCTGGGAAAAAGTTTATTCATTTTGTATTAGATAGAATATTATATGAAGTACCAGAATTAGAGCATTGTAGAGTATTTTATCCTATGAGAGATGGAGTATCTATAGAAGAGCCTTCGGATGCACCCAATGAAGAAATGGTAAAACAAGTGTGTGAACGATTAGATGGTCAAAAGAGTCAAGTAATGTTTAAGGGGAAGCGTGTTCCTCTTAAAGTAGAATATGTACCTTACAAATCATCAGAAAACGAATATCGAGTTCATACAGAAATAGTAGACCATGTTATAGAAAGACTAGAGATGGAAATTACTCACTTTTTATTAATTAAAAATTTAAATAATAATGACGAAAGAGAAAAAAATACACGGGAAACTGTTAGTGCCTGAGTCAGTTAAAAAACAAATCGACTACTTGCACTCTAGATATCCTGGGAAAGAGTGGTCTGGTATCATTGCTTATAGAACACTTGAAGCTGATTTTGACAGTTTAAATAACTTTAAGTTTGAAGTGATAACACTTTATCTTATGGATTTAGGAGAAGGTGCTTCTACAGACTTTGAATACAACGAAGCTCTGGCAGATGTTTATGATATTTGTGAAGAATACGGTTATGGACTAGAAGAAGTAAAAACAGGTCTTATACATTCTCACCATACTATGTCAGCTTATTTCAGTGGTACAGATATGTCTGAACTTAGAAATAATGCTACAAAAACAAACTATTACTTGTCTTTAGTTGTAAATACTGATGAAGATTATGCAGCTAAAGTTGCATTTAGTTCTTCAGTTCTAATAAAAGAAGAGCATCGTATTTCGGATGATAATGGAGAGTTTAGAAGCTTTGTTGTAGAAAAAGAATCATCTAGTGTTATAGACTTAGACCTCGAGGTTGAAATAGACGACGAACACACTCTTCCTGATTGGTTTCTTAAAAGGTATAAAGAAGTAGAAGAGAGTAAGAGAAAGTCTAAATCTAAGAGTAAAAACTGGAATACAGGAAACTATGGACGTACTTATAGGTATGGACAAGAATCTCATTATGGATATGGGGATGGGTATGATTCTTTTTCACATAGAGGTAAGTATAACAAATCTACTGATAAACAAGCTGCTCTTCCTTTTCCTCCCACTCCCAAACTTGATAAAGAAGAGGAGAAATTAAAAGAAACTATCAATGACTTTGGTAGAGAGTTGGTTAGTGATTTAACAGGAAGATACTTTGGTACACTGAAGTCTGCAGTAGTAGAAGCTTCTAAAATGGGTGTGACTAAAAAACATACTGATGAATTCGACACAATATTTAGTAAGCTCTATATTAAGTCCTTTGGAGGAAAACCTTCAGACAAAGAAGAGTATGTTAACATACTAGACGAACTCATTGACATGATAGAAGATGTGACCCCAATAGAAGGTAAGCAAGATAATTTATTAGATCATATAAAAGACGAATTATACTATGAGTATCATACAACAGAACTTTAAAGAAGCTCCCTGGTTTGAGGGGAGTGAAGAAGAGACAATAGGAATTCTAGGATTAGGAGGGATAGGTAGTAACACAGCTTATAATCTAGTTAAAACCCTTAAATCTACAATTCTTTTGATGGACTTTGATAAAGTAGAGGAGCATAACGTGGGAAGTCAGTTCTTTTGGCCGAAGGACATAGGAAATTATAAACTCCATGCTTTAATAACTAATCTCGTAGATATTAGTGCAGGGAGACTGGTTCCCAGTACTCATAAGTTGACTGAGGATTCTTCTCTTTCTCAACTTAATGTCCCTATCATGATAGTTGGTTTTGACAATATGGCAGCTAGAAAAAGAGCTTTTGAGTTGTGGAAAAGTAACCCAGATAGGCAGTTATTTATTGATGGAAGACTTAGAGCTACTCAATATGAGATTTTTTGTGTCTATCCCACTAAAAGAGATGTTGAAACTTATGAAAAAACTTTATTTGATGACAACGATATACCAGACGAGCCTTGTACTTTTAAACAAACTTCCTATGCTGCTATGTTGTTAGGAGCTAGGATTACTTCTTTTGTAGTAAATTATTTAAGTAATGCTTATTCGGAAGAAGAAGTGGCTGCTGTACCTTTCTTTTATAAAGAGCTCCTAGAGCTTTGTTATACTGAAATGGAAGAGTTTTCTAAAGATATGCCTGGTATTATCACTAAACCTGTATAAACTATGGATATTAACTATTTAAAAGGACATAGGTACTTCGAGAAAAAACCTATATTTATAAACGAAGACATTAGTGTAATCCCTCTTATGTTTTTGTATCCATCTACTAAAAGTGACATAATTATCACAAAAAAATCAGGATTACCTAGTACTAGTAGAAAAAGTGTGCCACAGAAAGAACGAGATATTATCGGAATGGAAACTAATTGTGAAGACGATACTACATCCTATGGTGCTAATACTAATAAAGATATCGCTGATTATTTTTTGGATTTTGTAACACAAAGGTTGTTTGATAAACACACTCATTCCTTAGAAATGGTCAGAGAAAGATCTAGGTTTTCAGTCCCCTTTGGGACAGCAATATTTGCTCATATTGGTTATGCAGATATAGAGTGTTTACCTACTCTTACTGTGCAAGATTTCAACAGGTATTCCAGGATGGATACTACTGACCTTTCAGTAGCAACTGATATTATGAAAGATTTGGTTCTCTTAATTAATTCTTCTGTTCCTAAAAGTAGGCAGAGTGCTTACAGAGGAGCATTGAAAGATTTGGGGGGGAAGCCAAGAAAGAACAGTTTTGTTTTAGATATCGACTCCCTGATCAATATCAGTAGTTTAGTTAGAGAAGGGAAATTACTCGAAGCCAGTAGACAGGAATACAGAGAAAATCTTATTAAGGAGTATTGTGAAGATATAGAGAAAGAATCTTTAAAGTCTAACACAGCTAGTGAAGAGCTGTCTGAGGAAGAAGAAGGTGAAGAAGCAGCAGACGAAGATCTTATGAGAGAGAGCAGAGAAATACAAGAGATGATTGAGAGAGGAGAGATTACTTCAGTCTTAACAGACACAGAAAATGTGAGTGAGGAGTCAGGGGAGAGAGCTTCAGACTCAGTACAATTTACAGTAGAGAATATTCTAGGAGAGAATATTCATGGAATACATAGGTCTGTGGCGGAAGTCTGGAGGAACTGGGATTAATTATTAACTAAATATAAATCTAAACTTTTATGAATGAAGACCCTAAACGAATAGCAATTATTGATGGGGACGGTTTAGCATTTCATAGCTTACGAGAGACTCTTGAGCAGTCTCTCGAAGCTTTGGATGATAAATTCCAAAACCTTTTAACCAAAACACAAGCAGACCATTATTTATTATTCATTTCCAAAGGTAAATATTTTAGACACGATGTTTTCCCAGAATACAAAATTAAAAGAAGAGAGTATACAAAAGATAGAGTATCTTATGTAAGAACTTTAAAGTCTGTTTTACAAGACAAATATGGAGCAGAGTATACAAAAGGAGTAGAAGCTGATGATTTGTGTGCTTTTTATTATAAAAAACTAACTACTGAGCTGTATGGAACAGCTATACTCTGTAGCCCAGATAAAGATCTATTAACTTGTATTCCTAATAAGTGTGAAGCTGGTCATTTTAACTATACTTATAAAATCCAAGGCGAAAGTGAACCTACTATTAAAGGTTGGTGGATAGAAACCACTGCTGAACAAGCAGAGTGGAACTTTTGGGCTTCTATGATTACTGGAGACAGTAGTGATGGGATTCCAGGGATTTTTAGAAAAGGCATTAAATATGTTAATAAACTCTTTGAAGGGAAGAAAATAGAAGAATTGCCCAACATCGTGTTTAATACATTTATTGAAGCTTATGGAATGTCTAAGGGAATATTTGAGTTCCAAAAACACTACAGATTATTACATTTATTAGATTGTCAAGAAGACTATCTCAGAGAAACAGGAGAAATACCTGGATTAGTATTTCCTATTCCAGTGCCTACTTTTGAATCTAATTCTTTTAACCCTACTCCTAGCACATCTTCGGAGTTTTTAAACGACGACAACTTATGATTATAGGTATTAGCGGAAAAAAACAATCTGGGAAAGACTTTGCAGCTAAGATTTTCTACAGATATTTGAGAAGTGCATTTGTTCCTGCATCAACATTTACTACTTTTGAAGAGAAGATTTTTAATGACCTTGAAAAACAACCTATGCCCATCTATGAGATTGACGAGATAGAAGTAGTTAGATTTGCTGATCCTGTAAAAGATATAGTCTGTCTTCTTATAGGATGTACTAGAGAACAACTTGAAGATCCAGAATTTAAAGACAAACCATTAAGTATTGACTGGGGAACTGTGGACATCTCAACGCAAGAAATTGAGGGTCATTCAGTAAACCTAATGAGATACGAACTGCTCACCCCAAGAAGAATGTTGCAGAAAATAGGAACAGATGCTATTAGAAACCATTTACACACCAATACTTGGGTAAATGTCTTTCTAAGAAAGTATGGAGAAGCAAAATCCAAGAACCATTGGATGATTGTTCCTGATGTTAGATTTCTTAATGAGTATGATGCAATCAAAAAAGAGATGGGTCTATTAATTAGAGTAGAGAAGGAGGGTCTAGACTCTAAAGACGATCACCCATCAGAAGTATCTTTAGATGAACAAGAGTTTGATCACCACATACTCTGGAACTCACCTGAAGACCTATTTAATCAGGTAAAACAAATACTAATATTAGAAAATCTTGTTTAATGAAGCTTGTCAAAGAAGTTAATGGGAAGAAGGTTATCCTCAGTCCACTTAATTCATCAACATTGAAATTAGAGACTGAAGGAGTAATCACGGAAATTGAATATTCAGATACAATAGAAAAAGACATAACTTCAATTACAATTAACGATTTCTACCGTATAACTAAATATGGAGCATTTAAAATTCCATTTGAAGATAGAGAAGTTACCTATGCAATAAACCACATAAATCAAGTAGGAGAAAAAGAGTTTACCCTTTGTTCAGAACTTAGAAACAGGACAACTCTTTACATTCTTCCTGCATTAAATACACTGCCTCTAACTCCAAAGGTGAAAGAATTAAATGTTTCTACACAAAGAGAAATGAGTAGATACTGTATTAATACATATCTTATTAATGCCTACTTAAGCACTAAGAAGACTACTGTATTAGAATTAGTATACCGCTTCTCTAATCACTCTACTTATAAACTGTTAGAAGAGTGTTTAATGAATCATCCAGGTTTTATAAGAGCTGTAGACGGGTATCGTCAAGACGACTATGTATCCTTTAAAATAGAAATACCCAAGGAGCATCATATTGATACTACTACTTTTCTACGTGGATTGTATTCAGAACTTTCTTCTAAATTAAAAACCCAAATTTTAAAATTTCATAGACTAGGTAAAAAATCCAGACTCTATCAAGTACTCTATAAACAAGAAGAACTTCGACATCATTTAGAAGAAGAGCTTGGAATAGAATTAAGTACTTCTTTAGAGCTAGATAGTATCCCTGACAGAAATCAAGAATTTATTGAACTATTATGATAGACAAAATTTTCGAACCGGGGTGGGCTGAGCAGTTATCTGCTCAGTACTCCTCGGATAAATTTGCTGTTCTAGGTCAGAAGATAGCCCATCTTAGGAACACTACAACAATTTATCCTGAAAAGGAGAATGTGTTTAAAGCTTTTAAAGCTACACCTTATGATAAAGTTCGAGTAGTTGTGATAGGACAGGATCCTTACAACGAAGGTTCTGCGGATGGACTCGCATTTTCTGCTAGTTTAAACAGTAGTAAATGTCCCCCCTCTCTCAGACTCATTTTAGAGGAGATAGAGAGGAGTTTTCCTGAAGAGGTAAAAGAGCTCCATTCTGGTAAAATAGATCCCTGGGACTTATCCAGGTGGGCAGAGCAGGGTGTTTTTTTAACTAATACATCCTATACTGTTGAAAAGAGTAAACCAGGCTCTCACACTATTTACTGGAAAGCATTTTTTAAAGCTGTAGTAAAAGCTTTAAATAAAAAACCAGACTTAGTATGGTTATTATTAGGTAATGAAGCTAAAAACTTTGAGCCATTAATTTCTAACCCAACTCATGCTATAGTAAAAGCAGTACATCCAGCAGCTGATCTGTATTCAGGGATTAGTAGATTCTATGGAAGCTCCTGCTTTAAACATATTAATGAGGAGTTAGAAGCCAGAAATAAGTCTAAAATAACTTGGTGAAACGAAGAGAAACGCCACCCTAGAAAAGATAAGGGAGAAATATGATATGATAAAAACTGATAAACTAAATGAGTCAATTGAACAGCTCGTTAATAAAATGCTTGAAAAGCATAATATTGACTTTGACTTTGTAAAAGAAAACCCCGAAATAGAAGGAACTCCTTGGTTCGATTATTATACTTGGTCTAGTGAAGAACAAGACCAGTTTAGGGAGTGGGCTGTAGATTTTTTAAGAAAAAAGCATAAAATACCTAAATATAGAGCAGAATACCAAATATCATTTTTTATACTTTCTTATGGATTAAAAACAATTGAAGATGATACCTGAAGAATTTAATAATAAATGGAGAAAGCATTTAGCTGAGGGATTTTATGGATTAGATATTCATAATCCCTCGGTTACTGCTTACTTAGATGAATTGTTTAAAGAATTAACTAAACAATACCCTGATTTTATATTTTACCAGATTAAAACCAAGTTTGGTTCGGTAAGATTTTACGCAGATAATCTTCCAAAAGAATTAATTTATAAAATTGAAGAGAGTATTGATAAAATTCTTTCACAAAGAAAAATTACGGAATATTTTGGAAGAAGTAGTAAACCAAAAGACTGATATTATACTAAAAACAAATACTTATGATAGAAATATTTATATCCTTTATACTAAGTGTTATTTTAATTACATCAATTTTTTATTTTAGTTATTATATAAGTAAAAAAACAAATAAAGGTTTCCCTGAAATACTATTTTATTCTTTTATAACCATAACCGTTTTGATAATACTTACTAGTATTTTATATGACACTTTATTTTAATTGCTGTATTAAAAATTTTGAGTGAAAGAACTGCTTTTACGTATAATATAATGTACAATTTATTAATTAATTAAAATCTATTATCATGAAAACTTACATTTTTGCACAAAAAAATGGTAGCGGGTCTTTAATTCTATCAGCAGAAAGTGAAATTGATGCTTATGATTTGATGATTGATCTTGTTAAAAATTCCGATGAATGGAGATTGGACGAAGTTCAGGATGAAGATGATGATACACCGTAAATAAAAATTCAATCCTTGATTCTTATCCTTATAAACTTATAAAATAACAAAACAATGAACCCTTGGAAATATAACACAGAGAGTACTATAATGCTAACTAAACTTTTAATAAAAAAGTTAGGAATAGAATATAGACAAATTTATAAAGAGGTTAAAAGTATTAATCGTTCATCAGGAACTGTTGTTCTAAAAAATGGTGATGAGATTATAGTGGATTTAATTTATAAACAGAAAGGTAGTTAATTATGTATAAATGTGAAATAATAGCGGATAGTAAAAATCCACAAGGCGATAGACTTACTTCATTTCTTGTAACATATCCTCGTATAGTTCATGCTGAAATGCTTAGACATAGGATGTTTAGTAGGAATGTAGCAAGTTCCAGAGCTATACCTTTCGCTAAGATGGTTAAAGATGTTGAAGAGAACCCTTTTATTCCTATTGCTTGGCAGAAGAAACATAAGGGTATGCAGGGTAGTGAATATATCACAGACCTAGTAAAAATAGAGCAAGCTAGAGGACTTTGGCTTCAATCAATGGAACACTCTATTAAATACGCTAAATTTTTATCAGGCAGTGAAGAAAGACCTAATTTTAGAGTAACCA